AGAGGAGGGTATACCTACTGACCAATTACCTTGGGCCGAACCATGTCTTGGTCTTATAGAAGGGTCTGTGAGTGGGCTGGGATGTTTTTCCGTGCCATTACAAGGGTCACATGTTTTTATGTTCTTTGAGGGTGGTAATTGGGGATGTCCGAGGTTTTTCGCAACCGTACCAGGTAGACCTGTTGATGCCCCTGACACATCCAAAGGGTTTAATGATCCTGACGGGGTTTACCCAAAATCCGATAGACTTGATGAACCAGATTATCCTAGACTTTCTCGTGGAGATATTACTGATACAATAATCGAAACTCGGAACAACAATCTTGACACGGGCGTATCACTTGCCGGGGGTGGTAGTTGGGATGAACCACAATCAGCTTATGCGGCTGAATATCCTCAGAATATAGTCATTTCGACTCACGGTGGAATAACCATAGAGATTGATAATACTCTTGATGCCGAAAGGTTACATGTATATCACCCATCAAACACATATATAGAGATAGATGTTGATGGTAATGTTGTGTTTGGGAATGAGGGTGACAGGTTTGAAATTACGAGACAGACACGGAATAAGCATATAATGGTGGATGATAACGAAACTATTGATGGGAATAAAACTTCAAAAGTTGGTAGTGACAGAACATCTCATATTATAAGTAATGATGATTTAACTGTTGGTAGTAACTGGTCTATAAACGTTGGTGGAAATATTAGCATTAGTGCCGGTGGTAATATAACAATGGACTCAGGTGGAAGTACGGAGATATCAGCGGGTAGTTCTTTAAGTGCTTCGGCTAGTAGCACTTTCAGTGCATCGGCTGGTAGCACCGCAACAGTATCAGCGTCTGGACCAGCGACATTAGAAGGTTCTGTTGGTGTTGTTAAAGGAACCGCAAAAACTTTTACGGTGGCATGATATGGGATATGATATTTTACAGGTTGGTGATTCTGGTTCGGGTGTTTGTACGTCACATAAAAGCCCAAAATCCGTTGTAGGGACTATAACAACAGGGATAGATGGTGCTGATAAGGATGGTATTTTGTTGGCAAAGGAAGGATCGGTTGTTAATTTAACATGTGGTCATACAGGGACTTTGATTGCGTCAGAATCCTCTATGAATGTTAGCGGTGATATTTTAGCAAAATTAGGGGACTCATGGGGTCCAGGTTCTGGTGCTACGACAGGGACAATTACATCAACATTAGGTGGAATTTCTGGAGAATAGGTTTACATGCCTATGGTTTTTAAATAAATAAGACAGAGGATGTTTATGTCAAAGATAACATATTGGAAAGACTTTGATAACAACTTTACTAGAAAATCTGGTGGAGATGTTAATACTATGTCGAATATTGAAGCCATTTATAATTCGCTGACCAATATTTTTGAAACACTGAAAGGTGGTAGGCGCATGTTACCGGAGTTTGCTCTACCTTTACATAATATACTATTTGAGCCTATAGATGACATGACCTCACAGGAACTTGGTGAGATGATATTAGCCGCTGTTCATTTATGGGAAACTCGTATAGAGGTTGACAATGTTAATGTTATAGGTAGACCTGATAGAAATTACTATGAAATAAATTTAGAATTTAGAATAGTTAATGACCCTAGTTCTGATACCACAGAGGTATTTACTAGCGTTCTAAGGACAACATAATGAGTGTAAAATTTACCCCGGATTATAGAGATATTGATTACAAGACAATGGTAGCAAGGCTTAAAACCTTGTTATCAAAATTGGATTCTTTTAAGGATTATAATTTTGAAGGTTCTAATATATCAATGCTTATAGAACTTGTCTCATATGTCGGTGATCTCAATACATATTTTACCAATAAATTGGCACAGAACTTACATCCAGAGACTGCAAATGTTTATGAAATAGTCCATTCTTTGGTCAAACAACAGGGTTACAATCCAGTGGGGTATGTTGCTTCTGAATTGACGGTTACGATCAGAGTTTACAGGGTTGCTCTTGATGAGTTTGAGGCTGTATATAATGCTAATGATCAAATATTCATACCACAGTGGTCAATCATTGACACTGGTATAAAGGATGATGTTAATGGTGATAATATTTATTACACTCTTACTGACTCATATAATTATACTGTAACGGATGATGATGTTACGAATGGTTATATTGAATTTGATGTGGTTTTGAAACAAGGGGTTCCCGTAACATCACCTTTAACATACACGGGTTCTGATATAGTTGATAATCAGATTATCCTTCCGTTTAAGCAGTATGATATGGGAACATATCCTTATGATTTTTATACACCATCTATTGAGGTTCGTGTAGGAACTGGTCAGGATAAATGGGTTCGTATCAATGACTTTTTTGATGGTATTTCTGGTCTTTTGGGTGAAAATAATACCTATATGTTTTCATATGACAAATATAGACGATATGTTATAAATTTTTCTAATACGAGAAATATACCTGATGTGTCAGATTCTATTCTAGTTTATCCCATAGAAACGCTAGGTTCTCTTGGTGCTGTTACAGCAAACACATTTTCTGTTGATAGAGATTCAGTAGCTACACATTATATACAAGATAGAGGGATTAGACCGGAAACAACTGATATATTGGGGATTGAAACCCCTTTTATGACGAATTTAAGGACATCAACGGTTATTCCTGTTGATAACTATGTAATATATAATGTATCTGGTTCTTCTGGTGGTTCGGATCCACAAACAATAGATGATCTTAAAATATCAGGATCCTCTGCAGCACAAAATCAACAAAGAAATTGTACGAGATATGATTATAAGGGTAATCTTGAATCTAGAGGGGATGTGATTGTTGCCAATGCTTGGGGTGAACAAGAGGCGAATCCCGGAGCATTATATCTTGAAAACTATAACAAGGCATATATATCAGTTATACCAGCAGAGTGGTCAAATGGTGTTGCTAATAATGTAACGTTGAAACAATTAAGTGGTAGTGATATTGATGCTTATTTTACTGGTGGTGTGAATGTAACATTAGATTTCCCCCTTTCATATAATCCAGTGTGGGTTAATGATATATTATCATATATAGAGCCGAGAAAAATGATAGGTATATATGAGATATTTGTTACTCCCGAGGTGGTTAAATTTAGAATCGATTTTGGTCTTAAAATCAAAAGAACTTACAACTGGATAGAAGTCAAAGAAACAGTTCTTCGTAAATTAGAATATTACTTTTCCCCTGACAATAGAGAGTTTGGTGAGGTTATAGATTTTAGAGAAATAATCAATTATTTATTGGATCCTAGTGTAGCATCTAATACAGATGATTTTATGTTGGTTCGTGGTATAGATAGTTTGGTTATACGAGACATAATGATACATCGTGATCCTGAGTTGGTTGAAAGACTTAATGTTCAGAATGTATGTAATTTTATGGGTGGCAATATGATTGGTCAGTGTAGCAATACAAATTTCAGTGATGAAGCATCATGTAATGCTGCCGGTGAAGCGTGGAGTCTTGTGTGTAGCTTGGTTCCAGACTCAATGTATATTTACCCGGAGAATGAATTGAGTTATTTTCCTCATTATATAGATCTTGGGTATACACATAGCACTAACGATGAAACTTATAATGATCTATTACCCATACAATTAGGGTATAAACAATTTCCGCAGCTTGTTAAAGACTTGTGCGTATTTGTAAACGAAGGATAAGATAATGAATAATTTTTGTGATTCACCTTATTTTCTACTAAAAGATTTTGTACTGGAATTAACAAAGCCTTCAATTACTACAACAAACATTCCGTTGTATGTAAATCTCATACCTGAGATTAGGTTTAATGATATAATTTATGTCGGAAATGTTGATTATTATAATACCAGTAGACCCGGTGATCCTTTAGCAAAATATCCAAATTTCGATGAAGATGTTGATACTGCTAACATATTTGAGAATTCTAATCGTATCAATTGGAATGCTTTTATTGGTGTTAATGGTTTTGTTGGATATCACATTGATGACTTGAGTTTACCGGGTGTTGTGTTTAGAGGTCAAGAAAAATCTCTCATCGTTTCAGGTGGATCTCACATTGATCTTTATGCAAAAACTGATGATAAGTTTGTTGTTGTTAGGCTAAAGCCTTTACATGAGGAGCCTCTTGAAAAAACATATTTCCGTATGGATAAAGTGGAAATAAAAGTTCTGAATTATAATGGAACCTCTGTTAACTATGATTCTGAGTATACAGAAGGATATGAACCGATTTTACCTAATGGGTATCCGTCAGATACTGATGGGGATGATAGCTATGATGGGTCAAGATCATATAGATATCAGACGTATGATTATACGTATACCACAGAATTTGCTACAAATACAGTATTAGAACCGGGAACAGAATTATATTTTAGAAAAGATAGTTACTTTCATGAATGGTTGCGTGATGGGGATAAAGCATCAAAATTTTATAAGGATGCATTTGACGAAGATTTTATTGCGAGAAACTATGTAAACACTGATAAAATGTTTATATATTTCGGCAAGGTCTATAATTCTGATACAGAGAGTGATACAATTCCGAGATATCAAGTTGTTTTTAGTGGGTTAAAGGATTGGATTGCTAGTGCTTTGCCTCCAAACAATCGTAAAGAGTTGTTTATAGAGTTTCTTGATACATATTTTGATATGGTATATGGGGAAGGGTATCAACAACTCAAAGATGTTTGGTCACTTCGTGATGCCATGGAGTGTAATGAAACCTTTTTGAGTTACGTTCCAACATTTTATGGAATAGAAAGATACGATGATATTCCAACATGGTTTACCGATATATACAGAGAATATGCTCGTGATGTTGTATGGTTGCTGAAACGTAAAGGAACCTATGCATCGATGTATATCATTAAAGATCTTTTTTGTAGAAATACCGAAAATAAATTTGATGTATATGAGAGATGGCATGATAAAGATATTCAGATAGATAGTGAACCGTATTCTGGCGATTATCCCATAACAGTTCAAAGTGATAAATGGTCAGTAAAATCAACAGAAAACGGGATAACTACCGTTAATAGTACTCAAAGTACTATAACATTTGATATCCCGACAGGTCAAAGCTCTGTTGTTACTCTCGATAGAAATTTTATTGACAGCAGGGAAAGTTTTAGTCTTAGTACCTCGATGTCTCTTGAGACTGTAATACCTGTCACTGAGTATTCGGTTACAGGAGATCCTCAGATTCAACCCCCAACAAATATAAGGTTTAATTGTATATCCGGTATGTTGTTATGGGATGCTAGTACAACAATAGGTGTTACTTATACGATAGAAAAATCTAATAATAATTTTAGAGAATTTGAAACTGTTGTTGAGGATATAACGGACACCTCGTGGCTTATAGAGAAGTATGCATATGGCGATACGTATGTTCGTATTTTATCAAAAAAAGTTGCTGCGAACACAACAGAAAACAACACTATATCGATGTTACAGGGCAATCCGATATTATATGATTATGATGATGAACGTCTTGGAATATATCTTCATGGCAATGTGGTGTATTCATATCGACCACGATCCCCGGTACCTCAAACAATAAACCCGATAAACAATAATGGTGAGGGTTATATTTATAGTACTGATTATACGGCAACAGAAATTGATGTTGAAATAAATGCCGGTAGTGTTAGTGTTTTACCTTCAAATTCATATCAAGTTGGTGAAGTTTTAAGTTTGAGTGGATCTTCTGGTGGTACAGGGGCTTCTATTATCGTTAATAGTATCAACTCTAATACCGGTGAGATAGTGGGCTATACATTAAATAAAATTGGTTCAAAGGATTATACTGCAAATTCACCTTTTTTATTGAATAGTTCAGTTAGCACAGGAAAAGGTGCCGTTTTCAGGATTGACCATGTTTTGACTAGTTTGTCTTATAATGGGGTTCCATCACAACAGGGAAGTGATTACGGGTCGGGTGGTAACAATATTAATACTTCCGGTGGTAGTGGTGGTGGTCTTACAGTTAACTATCAAACTAATCAACATCAGGGTAAAGTACTAAGAGTATCAGCTTTATCTATTTCAAATGTCGTTCCTTATGATTCAGGTAATCATATTGTAAAGGTCTATAGCGATGCGGCGTTTACTAGTTGGAAAGGACTTAAGGTTTTAGTTAGCATAAGCACCACCAACGTGTGGTCACCTCTTAGTGTAGTTGACTCTGGATCCACCAACACGTATTCTAACAATGAGACTGGATATTTAAACGCTAATGAGTTTGGTGGTAGTGGTAGTCTCCTAGTTAAAATAACGACATCAACCGAAACAGACAGTAATACAACGGGAACTGATGGTGTGGTTCTGACTATGAAACTTTTCGAATCGGCTAAGTCTTATGATATACGAGATGTTGATGGTAAGTCTTATGATGACTATCCAATGCCCGCAGAAGGGTCGAATGTGGTTCCTTGGAGATCTAATGTACCCATTT